AACCCCGCACTGGCTATACGCGACTATCTGACCAATAGCACATATGGTTTTGGTGCAGATGCGTCAGAAATCGATGACGCCAGCTTTATTGCAGCGGCAAACATATGTGATGAAAGCGTGGCATTGGCTGGTGGCGGCACGCAAAGCCGGTATGAAATCCACGGCAGTTTCAACACGTCACAGTCACCGAAACAAGTGCTTGAACAGCTTTTGACTAGCTGTGGCGGCACTATTTATTTCAGCAACGGCAAGTTTCACTTAAAGGTCGCAAAATACACCGCACCAACAATCACGCTGACTGAAGACAATCTGCGCGGTGCTATATCGTTGCAGACCCGTCGCAGCCGCCGCGATAATTATAATGCTGTGAAAGGTGTATTCGCGCCAGCCACGACCAATTATATTCCGGCTGATTACCCTAGTTATACAAGCAGCACATTTGTCACCGAAGATGGCGGCGACACAGTGTTTTTGGATTATGATCTGCCATATACCACAGATGCAGCGATGGCACAGCGTCTGGCCAAGATTGCGTTATTCCGCAACCGGCAGCAAATCACAATGACGATGCCTTGCACCATATCAGCATTTAAGCTGGCTGTTGGTGACACAGTAATGGTGACAAACGACCGGCTTGGTTTTAGCAGTAAAGTGTTTGAGGTCAGCGAATGGTCGTTAGCGGTTGATGTTGGTGCGAATGATCAGCCGGTTATCGGGGTCGATCTGACATTGCGTGAATTAAACAGCGCGGTGTTTGATTGGGATGCTGATGAACAGGATTTCATCACAGACAACACAAATTTGCCAGACCCGTTTGCACTGCCAGCCCCGACTGTGACAACAGATGAAAACGTGGTTACAATCAATCAACAGCCGGTGGCGGTTATTGAGGTCACAGCGTCAAGCACCACGCCGCAGGTCGTCAACTTTGAAGCGCAATACAAAGAAAGCACAGACAGCACATACATCGGGCTTGGTTATTCATCTGGCGGCTTTTTCACAATACCGAACGTGAAATCAGACGTAATATATGACATCCGCGTGCGCGGTGTTGGTTCTATAGCACGATCACCATTTACAGATGTGCAGCATACTGTATCCGGCAAAGCAGATGACCCGTCTGACGTGACAAATTTCAGCGTGAATATTGTTGGTCAGCAAGCAGATCTGTCTTGGACGCCGGTTACAGACGCTGATTTATCACATTACATCATCCGGCATTCACCGCTGACAACTGGTGCAACATACAACAACACCCGCGCCATTGTTAAAAAGGTATCACGACCAGCGAACACCACTGTGGTGCCAGCTATGACCGGCACATATTTCTGCAAAGCTGTGGACAAGTTTGGTCGCGTATCACAGAACGCTGCCAGCAGTATTGCGCTGGTTGATGCTATTAACGGGTTTAATTTTGTTGATAACGTAGTTGAACACACTGCATTTACCGGCACAAAAACAGATGTGGTCGTCGTCGATGACAAATTGCAATTAGACACAACAAATCTATTTGATAGCGTTGCTGGCAATTTCGATGATGCGGCTGGCCTGTTTGATGGCGGCACCGGCTTTATTGTATCATCTGGCACATATGATTTTGCTAATTACATCGATCTGACTGCGACCTATACCGGCACAGTTGATGCGACCGTTAAGGTGTCGCAAGTGTCACAGCATAGCGGCACGCCGGTGTCTGGTGCAACAGATGTTGATTTGTATGTTAGCACGACCACAGATGACCCTGCTGGATCGCCAACTTGGACAGCATACCGGCCATTTATTGTTGGCAATTACACTGCACGCGCTTTGCGGTTTAGGGCTGAGTTATCAAGCACAGCCAGCGATGAAACGCCAGCTATTGAGGAATTAAGCGCGGAGGTGCAGTTGCCTACCCGCACTGAAAGCGACAACGATATTCAGTCTGGCGCGGGTGCCAAAGCGGTAACATTTACGACACCATTTAAATCGCTTCTGGCGGTTTCAATATCGGTCGGGGATATGCAAAGCGGCGACTATTATGCTATAACAAGTAAATCAGCCACCGGCTTCACAATCGCGTTTTATGACAGCGGGAATAGCGCGGTTGATCGGTTGTTTGATTATGTTGCAACGGGGTTTTAAATGGCACAGCACGATTTTGATATTGCAAACCAAACTTTTCCGGCTACCCGCGCGGATCTCAATAATGCTTTACAAGCGGCGGCAACAATCAGTGCCGGTGCATCAGCCCCATCAACCACATATGCTTATCAATTATGGTTCGATACATCCAGCAACACTTACAAAGTGAGAGATGGCGCAAACAGTGCGTGGATCAATTTCGCTGGCGTTGACGGATCTGGAAACGTATCTTTTGACACCAGCACGCTATACATTGACAGCACGAATAATCGGGTTGGCATTGGGACGACTTCGCCGCAAAACCTTCTTCAAATTGAAGGTTCAAGCGGTACTGCCCCATCGCAGTTGCGTTTAGGCGTTACATCTGGCGGTCAGTATTACGACATTGGCAGAGATTACACTGATGGCTTGATGACTTTTTATAGTGGTCAAGCGGTGCCTTATACCGGATACAAATTTTCGGTAAATGCTGGTTCTGAGAAGATACGCATCGACAACGATGGCCTCAAGTTCAACGGTGACACCGCCGCCGCCAATGCGCTGGATGATTATGAGGAAGGCACTTTTACTCCAACGGTTACCCCCGGAAGCGGGTCTTATACAACAACAGAATTAGATGGACGTTACACAAAGATTGGCAGATTAGTTGCTTTTCAAATTTATTTTAAAATAACTACAGTAGGCACTGGGTCTGGCAGTGTTACTATTTCTGGCCTTCCATTTACATCCATTAGTTGGTACAGGATGCCAAACAAGTGGCGAGAAAATGCCGCTACCGGTATTTGTGGGCAATTTACGATGAATTCAGGAAGCGCTAGTGGATTTATGCAAAACGATGATGGGACTAATATTACTCACGCATCAGGTAGAGTATTTATAATCAATGGACTTTATTATTCAGCGTAGGAAATAAAAATGGCACTTACAGAAGAAACACTTGAAGATAAGATTGAAGTGGTAGGCGAATTTAAACACGTCCAAGTTCGAACAGCTACTATTATCAAGCGTGATGGTGTTGAAATCAGTCGTGGTTTTCATCGGCACATTGTAGCACCTGACGCTGACATATCTGGCGAAAGCGCAGAGGTGCAAGCTATTTGTGCGGCAGTACATACACAAGCCGTTAAGGATGCTTATGCGGCGCATTTAGCTGAACAGGATGCAATCTAATGGACAACGACACCCAAATTGACGTTGCGACAGTAGTCACCGGCTTGTCTGCGCCAATGTGGGTTGATGCGCTTGAAAGCTGGTTTGGTATGGCCGCAGCTTTTGGTGCGATGGTTTTGGTTTTTTGGCGGCTCTGGCGAATGAGGCAACGTAAATGATCGGCGTCCCTGTTATAGATTTGATCCAGTTAATTTTGCTGGCGGTTATCATTTACCAGCTTAAAGACTGATGATCGTATTTCTGCTGGTCGTCTATATGGGGGCTGGCATAATCAGCCAGACGCAAACATTTGCGGATGTTGACCGCTGCTTATACATTGCAAACAGATTAAATAACCAGCCAGCCATATCCACAGCCACCGGCAAACGTGTTAAAATGAAAGCGATTTGCAAGCCGGTCAGCAGGTGATGATATGGATCCCGTTACATTATTGGGCATAGCAACCACCAGCTATTCAGTGCTTAAAAAAGGCATTGCAGCCGGTAAAGAGATCGAAAGTATGTCTGGCGATCTTGGCCGCTGGATGGGTGCCATACAGGGCATAAAAGCACAACACGGTAAAGCCAAATCGCGCCGCTTTGGGTCTGTTGAAGAGGAAGCATTAGAAAGTTTTGCGGCACTTAAAAAAGCCGAACAGATGGAAAATGAATTGAGGAACTTCGTGATCGGGCATTATGGGATGAATGCCTGGCAACAGATCATCCGGTTGCAAGGTGAAATCAGAAAACGCCGCAAAGAAGAAGAAATCGCGCGGCAGCAATTCATCGATGATTTGATTATTTGGGGGTTGATTGCGGGCTGTATTACACTGACACTAGGCGGTATTGTTTGGTTAATTATGGCGATGTAATTGTCGGTGACACTGGGCTTGATTGGTGAGCATATCGCGGCTAGTGCCATTCTGTCACTTGGGTGGCGGGTGTCTATGTGTCAGCAAACATCCATTGATTTACTGGCTTTTAATGATGAGATCTTTTTACGCATTCAAGTTAAATCTGCGAACGCATATGTATCTGGTAGGCGTAAACACCCGTCTCACCATTTTCAGCTTGGTTTGGGCGGCAAAAAACGTCCTGCAACGATTGAGGATTACGATATTGTCGCTTTGGTTAAGCCCGACACAAGACGTTGCTTGTTTATGCCCGTCACATCGCTGTTACGGCACAAAACCAAACGGGTGTCACCGTCACGGTTTACGGCTGAAAACGAAGCTGATAGCTGGCATCACGCGGTTGATGTCATATTGGAAATGAGGCAGATGAATGGACTGGGAAAAGTATCCTAATTTTAGCAAAGACGAATTTGCGTGCAGCGAAACCGGCGAATGCAATATGTCGACATCGTTTATGGCAAAGCTGCAAGAACTGCGTGACGTGTATGGCCAGCCAATGACCGTCACCAGCGGCTATCGCAGCCCCAAGCACAGCATCGAAGCAAGCAAGCCGACCGGCAAATTGTCAGTGCATACGCGGGGCTGTGCGGTTGATATAGCGTGCAACGGGCAACAGGCGCACGAATTGATGCGGCTGGCTTTCCAGATGGGGTTTACTGGCATCGGCGTGGCGCAAAAAGGCAGTGCAAGGTTTTTGCACTTGGATACGTTTGGCGGCGCACCGCGCCCGAATGTTTGGAGTTATTGATATGTTAGGCGTACTTGGCAAGATATTAGGTAGCGGTGACGTTATTCAGCAAGGTCTAAAGCTGATCGATGATATGCACACCAGCACCGAAGAAGAAATAAAAGCCCGTACCGAACAGCGGGTGGCTTTGATGCAGTCATACGCACCATTTAAGCTGGCGCAAAGATATCTGGCGTTGATGTTCGGTTTTACGTTTTTGGCTAGTTATGTGCTGGTTTTGTCAATGACAATCAGCGGCACCGGCGACCCTGATGCGGTCACAAAAGTGATGGAACAGTTTAGCATCAATTACGCTATGCTCATCATTTTGGGTTTCTATTTCGGCGGTGGTGTAGTCGATAGCATAAAGGCGAAAAAGAGCAGCTAACACTGCTCTCTTTTTACACGTTCGATCAGCAACGCTTTTGGCGTGGTTGCTGTATTGCGCCGACCAAGCCGGTCAAGTGGCGGGGTTACTTTGGGGATTTCCAAAGCAACTTTGATTTCATCTTTAGTCGGCACTTTTAAGATAGACGCCATACCCGCACCCCATCGTCACCTTTACGCATTGATGTCTTAATACCGCGATAACGCAGCGCGTCACGCAGTCTGTTGGCATCCAACACGTCATCAAAAAGCACGCTGTCACCCGCTTCCATAG